GACAATTTGATCGAAAATATGGAATTGATCTTCAATACTTTGAAACAACTTCACTATACGGTACAACGAAAGGGGTATCCATGTATGATGGTCTTAAACCTTATATTCGACACATAGGAGATACTGAGAGTAATTTTCTCCCACTTTTCCATGATGATTACTTTAAGGAAATGTTCTGGTGGTTTAATAACACCGCAAATGGTGGAGAAAGACTCATTTCTGCAGATAAGTCTTCGAAGAAATTGAAGATCCAAACCAAGATGATTTCTATCATTAGGAATTCTTTAAAGGGTCATTCTAAGTTGGATGAGTTTAATTCTTGTATTGAACATGCAAAGACTCTGACCGAAAAGAAGAGATATTATCTGTCTAAATTTGGTTATGAACCTGAACAAGTTATTGATTGGTGGAAGAAGAAGGCATCTAAAAGATATGAAAAACTTATATCTGAAGGTCGTCTGAGGACTGAACTTGAATTGTGGAAGCATGGTAATGATTTGGAGATTATTCGATGAATTATGAATTGAAAGATTGGTTGAATTCTATCAATCAAACAAAAAAGAATATTATGGATGAAGATCCTTCATCAGAAAGGGAATATGCACCTTATATTATCAATCGTTGCTTCTCTGGACATATTGATTGTTTGATGTATGCAAATGAAATGAACAAGTATCATTTCCTCCCAAAGAAGATGCAGTATGATTTTTTTATAAATATTCTGAGAGTTAAAAAGAGATTTTCTCCTTGGCTCCGTAAAGATACGATCAAAGATCTTGATTATGTGAAACGTTACTATGGTTATAGTAATGAGAAAGCAAAACAGGCTTTGAGGATTCTTACCAAAGAACAACTAACATTTATTAAATCGAAATTTGAAACTGGAGGAACAAAATGAGCGTCGTTCAAGAACCTGTTGTAAATTGGACACCTGACCAAATGGTTGAGGTAATCCTAAATGAACCTGATGATTTTCTCAAGGTTCGTGAGACTTTGACACGTATCGGAGTTGCTTCACGCAAGGAAAAGAAAATCTATCAATCTTGCCACATTCTTCATAAGCAAGGTAGGTACTATCTCGTGCATTTTAAAGAATTGTTTGCACTTGATGGCAAACACGCAAATCTTACGGTAAATGATGTTCAGCGTCGTAATCGTATTGCTCAGTTGATTGCAGATTGGGGTCTGGTAGAAATCGTTGATGTTTCTAAAATTTCTGATATTGCACCACTGAATCAAATCAAAGTCCTTGCTTATAAGGACAAGGGAGATTGGATTCTGGAGACCAAGTACAATATTGGTGCCAAAAAGAAAAGGGTGGAAGAGGAAACCGAATAAGAAAGTGGGGGGCTTGCAATACCCCCTTTTTTGTGCTATAATTTTTTGGTAAACCTATGAACCCCCTGTCTTAGTCTTAAGACAGCATCTTCTTTATTGGTTGATGAATGGTGAGTAGATTATTTAATAAAAAAATGTTTGAAACAAAAGATTTTACTGGAAATATTTCCGTAGATTCGGAATTTCCATATGAAGATTATGTCAGATTACCTGAGGTTCCATGTCAGCGTAATACTGAAGAACGGATAAAGAATGCAAGACACCTAAAGTATTTGCGCTCAGAACAGTGTATTGTACATCTAGCAAAACTTACCAAAGAATCGAATATTAGGGGTAAAAAATATCCCAAAGATATGGTATTTCGAGTGGATGGTAATACTCGTGCTATGGCTTGGGAGACTGGTAAAAGTGATTATATCCCCGAAAAACTGATTGCAATTACTTATGAGTATGAAACTCTAGACGAAATTAAAGAATGCTATAACACTTTCGATTCCACGGAAGCAACAGAAAAGAATCAACAAAAATTATTTGGTGTTATAACTGGATTTTATAACTATCAACCAAAATCTGAAAAACTAATTCAAGGAGCAATTTTATCTGGACTTAGTAAAGCATGTCATTTTATGTGGCCTTTGCGATGGAATCAAGCTAGTGTTAAAGCAGACCAATTGGAAGGAATGGTTGGTGGTTGGATTGAAGAAATTAAAGTACTTGATGAATTGATGACAAATAAAAAGGTTTGGAATCAACCATTTGTCTGTGCTGCTTTAATGAGTCTCAGGCACTATGGAGTGAACAATCAAAAACTCCTTCATGCTTGGAACTTGATTACTTCACAAAAATGTAATCTTATGTCAGATGAAAGAGATGGTGTTTCTCATATTGTATTTGAATGGATGAATGGAAAGTTTTTCAAAGATGCTACAATTTGTAAAGATACTAAATGGGAAAATATGAATCGTACAGTTTCTTATATTTTGTATTGGTTGGATAAGTATATGGAAGATGAAAAACTTGTTAAAGTTGGTAATGGTTGGGATAGGGTTGCTTTTGAGTATAAGGATAGAATTCCTCAAAATAAATTATTGAATTCTATTTTTTCAATTGAATCGTAAAACCGAATAAAAAGGTGGGGGGAACAACACTCCCCATTTTTTATGTTCTCCAATATATATTAATGATGTTGCCTTCGGGAACATTATTAACTTACAGACGCTCAAGGAGGTCTACCATGTTTGAGACAAATTCGATTACTTATTCAATACCAGAAACTGCAAAGTATCTGATGGAAATTAAAAAAAATAGTATTGGAATGGATGAGTGGTTCAGGAGATTTGAAACTGCGTATGAATCGCAAACTAACTATCCACCATACAATTTAGTCAAAGAAAGTAGTGTTGATTTTAGATTGGAAATTGCACTTGCTGGATATAAAAAAGAAGATATTGAAGTTACTACGGAATGGAATAAACTCTTTGTAGAAGCAAAGAAAGTTGGTGAAACTGATGATGAATATCTACATCAAGGATTGGCAAAGAGAGCATTCACCCGCACGTGGACTCTTTCTGATGATGTAGAAGTTTGTGATACTACATTTGTTGATGGACTTCTCACTATTAAAATTAAAAGAGTGATTCCAGAGCATCAGAAAAAGAAGGTTTATGAACTTAACTAAATATTATTGAATATTGTTGCCGCAAGGGGAGCAACTGGCAAAAACCAGTTGACGCTCCCCCTTTTTTTGTGCTATAATGACTTGAGAGGAAACCTAAAAATGTCTGTAAAGATTGCTCTATTAAAATCCGGAGAATCAGTAATTGCTGATATTAAGGAGTTGATTTCTGACGAAAAGGTATGTGGGTATCTTTTTACAAATCCCCATAAGATTCAAGTCAGTAACTCAGTCTTCTTAACAGAACAACCAACAGAATCTAATTCTGTGAGTATTACATTCTCCTCCTGGATTCTCTTCACAAGTGATGATGAGATTCCAGTTCGACCTGATTGGATTGTGACTATTGTTGAACCAGTCAAAACTATTAAAGAAATGTATGAGGAAAAGGTAAATGGAACGGAACGTGAAGTGTCTTCTATTGAAGGTTGACACAGTATTGATTACTGAAATTGTTGAGGTCGGTTCTGAACTTGGGGAACCTGATTGTAAACTGATTAATCCGTATCAGTTTTTTGGTGAAGACAACCTTCAACCTTGGAAAGAAGAAGTTACGAATCAAACTGAATTTATGATTCATTCTGATAGTATTCTTACAATCGCAGACCCAACTCCTGAAATTATTGAAAAGTATCTTGAACTAACTGCCTAATGAGATTTTATACTAACGTTCAGATGGTCGGGGATTATTTCTTAATCCGTGGTTATGAAAATGGAAACAGTTTTATGACCCGTGAGAAGTTTTCTCCGACTCTTTTTGTCCCTTCTAAAAAACAAACAAAATATAAGACACTGAACGGTGAATGTGTGGAACCAATTCAACCTGGTTCTGTGCGTGATTGTCGTGAGTTTATCAAGACGTATGATGGTGTGCAGAGTTTCAAGATTTATGGAAACGACCGATACATCTATCAATATATCTCTGATAATTATCCAGAAGAGCAAATCAAGTTTGATATTTCTAAAATCAAACTAGTAACAATTGACATTGAGGTTGCATCCGAAAATGGATTCCCCGATGTGGCAAGTGCTGCTGAGGAAATGCTTCTGGTTACAATTCAAGATTATAATACAAAGAAAATCACAACCTGGGGTGTTGGTCCTTTTCAGAATAATCAAAAGAATGTTGAGTATCGTCAGTTCTCTACTGAATATGATATGCTCAATGACTTCATTCACTGGTGGATGAATAATACTCCGGAAATTGTGACTGGGTGGAATAACCAGTTGTATGACATGCCATACATTGCACGACGTATGGATAGGATTCTGGGGGAGAAGTTAATGAAACGTTTGTCTCCTTGGGGACTTGTGACTGAATCTGAAATATTTATTGCCGGTCGTAAACAGATTGTTTATGATATTGGTGGAGTAACTCAACTGGATTATCTTGAGTTGTATAAGAAGTTCACTTATACAAACCAGGAATCTTATCGTCTTGACCACATTGCTAGTGTAGAACTTGGGCAAAATAAACTAGACCACAGTGAGTTTGATACGTTCAAAGATTTCTATACTAATGGATGGCAAAAGTTCGTAGAATACAACATCATTGACGTAGAACTTGTTGACCGATTGGAAGATAAGATGAAACTGATTGAACTTGCACTTACAATGGCATATGATGCTAAAGTAAACTATGCTGATGTTTTCTCTCAAGTTCGTATGTGGGATACGATTATCTACAATTACCTCAAAGGTCGTAATATTGTAATCCCCCCAAAGGAAAGAAGTGATAAGGATACCAAGTATGCTGGTGCCTATGTAAAAGAACCAATTCCTGGTAAGTATGATTGGGTGGTCAACTTTGACCTTAACTCACTGTATCCTCACCTGATTATGCAATATAATATTTCACCAGAAACTTTGGTGGAACAAAGGCATCCATCTGTAACTGTTGATAAGATTCTGAATCGGGAGATTGATTTTGAACCTTATAAAGAGTATGCAGTTTGTGCAAATGGTGCAATGTATCGTAAAGATGTCCGTGGATTTCTTCCTGAATTGATGGAAAAAATCTATAAAGATCGCACCATCTATAAGAAGAAAATGATTGAGGCAAAGCAACAATATGAGAAAAAGAAAACCAAAGCATTGGAAAAGGAGATTGCGAGGTGCAATAACATTCAAATGGCAAGGAAGATTCTACTTAATAGTGCTTATGGTGCTATCGGCAATCAGTACTTCCGTTATTTTAAACTAGCAAATGCGGAGGCAATCACTCTTTCTGGTCAAGTCTCAATTCGTTGGATTGAGGAAAAAATTAATAGTTACTTGAACAAAATTCTTAAGACAGGGGGTGTTGATTATGTTATTGCTTCAGATACTGACTCTATCTACCTTAATATGGGTCCTTTGGTGGAGACTGTATACAAGGGAAGAGAAAAAACTACTGAAGGCATTGTGTCGTTCCTTGATAAGGTCGCTAAGGTGGAACTTGAGAAGCATATTGAGGGTTGCTACCAAGAATTGGCGGATTATGTAAACGCATACGATCAGAAGATGCAAATGAAACGGGAGAATATTGCCGACCGTGGAATCTGGACTGCTAAGAAGCGTTATATCCTGAATGTTTGGGATAGTGAAGGTGTTCGTTATGATCAACCTAAACTTAAAATGATGGGTATTGAGGCAGTTAAATCTTCTACTCCTGCACCTTGCCGTCAGATGATTAAGGATGGTTTGAAGATTATGATGAGTGGTACAGAAGATGAAGTTATTGAGTATATTGATAACTGCAGAACCGAGTTTAAGAAACTTCCTCCTGAACAGATTGCATTTCCCAGAACTGCATCTGATGTTCGTAAGTATCGTTCTCATTCCGACATTTATGCAAAGGGAACTCCAATTCACGTTCGGGGAGCACTTCTTTTTAATTACTATATTAAGGACAAGAATCTAACTAATAAATATTCACTTATTGGTAATGGTGAGAAGATTAAGTTTATCTATCTGAAAAAACCAAATATTATTCAGGAGAATATTATCTCGTTCATTCAAGATTTTCCCACAGAACTCGGTCTTGACAAATACATTGATTATGAATTACAATTTGAAAAGAGTTTTGTAGAACCACTTAAATCCATTCTTGATGCAATTGGATGGAAAACGGAACGAACAACAACCTTGGAGTCATTTTTTACCTGATGGAATTGCCTGTTAATGAAAAAGAATTGAATACTATTATTAGTGCATTGAGATTGGGTGGAGATATTGCACTATATCAAAAACTTTGGACTTATAAAATGAATTATCTTAATAAACAAAACCCAGCGGAGAATAGTAATGGACTTTCTTAAAGACATTGTAAAAGAGATTGGTGGAGAATACACACAACTTGCATCAGAGATTGATGAAACTGAAACTTATGTGGATACGGGTTCATACATTTTTAATGCTCTTGTATCCGGTAGTATATTTGGTGGTGTATCTGGGAATAAGATTACTGCAATCGC